AGTCCGCTCTCAATCAAGAATGCATCACCACCAGCATAAGGCTTAAGGCCTAATTGATTGCGTGCTTCGTTTCTGGTTCTAATTCCAGCACGTACTTGTTTAACCAACCTATCAATTTCAGCAGTGTAGTCTCGCAAGTCAATATCATTGAATTTGAATTCATATTCTTCTGAAACTAAAAGCTTGTTATTAAGAATGTCTTCCAAATCAAGCTGAAGAGGTTCAACAGCACCTTGTACATAAATCTTGTTTGCTTCTTCTGCTACGTTGCCACCGAGTTTACCAATTACACCACTACGTACTCCTATCCTTTCAGGCGGTATTGAATACGCTACCATTACATCTTCTTTACGCACTTGCTCATATAATTTAAAGCTTCCTTCTTTTACTTCATTTCCAATCGGTGTATAATCAAATGTACATTTCTCAGGTTGCTTTACAACTAGTGTTCTATGTTGGTTGTCTACACCACGAAATTCTTTATTCAAAAACTTTGAAATCGTCTTGTCAGAGCCATCTTCCCATTCGCCGTCCAAAACAATAATAGCAGAAGGTACACCGTAGTTTTCAAAGAAAGCTAAATTATAATCTCGCAAACCTACTAAACCAACTATATCACCAATGGCAGAAATAGCATTTGGCACACCATAATAATCAGACTTCGGATAAAAGTTGCGATAAAATATTAGTTCATTAGCTCTTTTCTTTATATCAAAATTACCTTCCGTGCCGTTCTTTGATGAGAAGTTTTTGTCTAGGCCAAACTTTTTAAACCACACCTTTTTATTATTGCGTATTTGTACATATTTTTCTTTAGATTTATGCACATGTAGCGTATGTGCAGGAACATGATATAGTTCAGCAATAGCATCTGAAGCATCACGAATAACTTCAAGACCAAACCAGCCTATCACACCCCAGTCTATTAAGAGTTGTTTAAGAATAGTACGAAGAGCTTCATCAGCATTAGGTTTTTTCAAAAAGATATTTAGGCGTTTTAATTCTTCTTCATTTTCTTTTTGTCCTTCTTTTAATTGCAATGTCCATCCTAAACCTGCAACATCAATTGCAAGTTGATTTACACATCTCCAAAAAATAGCATTAGACTCATACAACAACAAGAACGACTCCGGCGGATAAGGCGGAGGCATTATTTCATTGTCGGACATCCACGATGTTTCTTGCTTAAGCTGCTTAGAAGATTTTTTCACTTCAACTTCAGCTTTTTGCAATATAGAATATGGATAAACACCTTTGGTAGTCTGTACATAAACTGAACCTTTTTTAATTTTTTTAGGCGGCATAGACCGTTCCTTTCCTAAAAGGCTTCTCAGCTGTATATAAAGCATATCTCAAAGCATCCAAAGTGTGGTCGTTCTTTTGTACTGGTATATCTTTTGGATTATTTGCATTGGTACCTTGTGGATAATGATAGCCAGCAAATTCTCTTGCCGTATGTTTGCAACCACTAAAGATAAACAAACTTGGTTTACCATTTTCTTTTACTTTAAGTTTTGTCTGTACGAATTCAATACCTTTTGCAACATCTTTACGAGCTGGCCTTGTGGCTATATCTGCTTTGCGCATATCAGCACGATTCTCAGCATTCTCAGGATCTGCATAAGACTCTATATAAGTTTCATCTCCGCTAAGACGATTAATGTTTTGAATATGTTCTTGAATACCTGTCTGCGCTTGATAGTATTCTCTGTATACGTACCAATTCTCATCTTTGTCTTTAGTCAACCATAAAGAAACAAAGGGATTTGTAAAACCAAAATCAAAGCTACGATATTTCGGCCATTCAACAGGAATCTTAAACGGTCTTATCATATGTATTTGTCTGTTGAAAGTTTTATACACTGCTCCATAGAAAGATGCAAAGCGCCCTTTGATACGAGTGGCCTGTACTTCTATCGGCCAATCAGCAATCATTTTATCTATTCTCTTGTCGGAAATATAACCACCAGTACTAATACGATTATCATTAAGATCAGCATGAAAAATTTCATCTGTATCAGGTAAGTCGTCAATACGTTCTTCAAGAAAAGGTTGTGGCAAAATCGGCGTCATACTCCAAGATAAAAAACCATCTTGCTTTAGAAGTCTTGCTTGTATCTCATTAAATATTCCTTGAAAGTCATGATGACATTGCTCATCACAGTGACAAGAATCAATTGCACGTCCTTCGAATAATTCACGTCCTTGATTAAAAGCCTTGAATTCAATAATATGCCCATTACTCAAGATTAGTTTGCGTGGTACTTTAGCTTGACCATAAAGTATACTCTTAATATGGTGTGGCTTTATAAAAAGCTTTAAATAGTTTTCCCATAGAATATCACGCACTTGCTCCCAACTTTCTATTGCAACCCAGTGTACACCTGTTTTTACTTTCCTTGTTGGATGTATATTTAATGCAATTTGTGCTAAATCCATCATGTTAGAATATGTCTTTCCAGACTGATTGCCGCCAAATAACCATCTTATGACAGCCATAGAAATAAAGAAGCTTTCCTGTGAATGACCCAATGGCTCAAACGTTGCAACATGTTCACCGAGCCATTTAATTTCAGACAACGATAATGTTGTATTCTTTTTTACCATGTTCCGCTCGTAGTACTAGCAGTTGTAGTTCCCATATTTACCCATACATTTACTCTTACATTTATAACTTGCTGCATTGCTCGAATATGTTCTGGTCTCGGTGTTGTTTGTCCATACGCTGTTATCCTTTCATACGCTTGTTGTACAAGAACAAATGATTTTACATCACCACCTTTGTCCGGATGATACTTAAGAGCAAGTTTGCGAAAAGTTCTCTTCACTATATCAAGAGAAACACCTGCTGCTATACCAAGTATTGCTAAATCATTTTGTAATGTGTGTTGTGTTCGCATTACGCTTGCTATTCCTTAATTAACTGTCCAAGTACATTATCAACATTTGTTATGTCTTCACCATCAGTATTCTTCATTGTCTTAGCCATCAATACTGTTTCAGTTCCTTCTTCTTTATAGTCTACTACCCATGGCGTTCCACTATCATCAATAACTTTATCGGTACGTAAAAGTCTTTTAACATTCATTATTTCATTCATTGGTACTGCCATAACAATAATTTCATCACCAACAGCCAAAGTAAAAATCCCAGGATCTGCTTGCAGTGTTACAGTTTTCGATAAACCTGTATAGTCAGATATAAACCCTATAGCTTTCGTAGCAGGTACTGAAACACTCTTAAGAATAATCATACAACTATTATATGCATCGTCATCGATTGAACCTGCCGAAAGTGTAAAGCTTGTTTGACTCGCCAACGTAGCAACCGTAGTCACTGTCATTACAGTACTATCTAAAAGCGTGCGCAAGAGTACATCCAATGTATCTTGCAAAGAAGGAATTGTTTCTTCAACAGCTGTTTTAATATCACCAAGATGACTTTTCGTTGCTGCTATAATTGATACTTTGTCAGTAGCTGCCATTGTAAATATTGCTGGGTCAGCAATTAAAGTTATTCGCTTACTTGCACCGTCATAGTTTGAAATATATCCTATTGCCTTTTGTACTGCTGTACTTGCATCTTCTATTATAACAATACAATCATTATAAGCATTGTCATCTGTTGAGCCTGCTGTAAGTATAAAACTCGTTTGACTTGACAAAGAAGCAATGGTAGTAGTGTTCAAAACTGTGCTATCAATATCACCAAGTAAAGCAGGTATTGTAGTGCCAGTATCAGCTAAAACAGCGGCCAAGTCACCATCGCCACTTGCCTCTGTCAATACGTCAAGAGCTTTAATTCGCTCATTGATAGAACCTGCCGTAGGTGGCGAACCCGGTATGTTAGTAGCAAGTTTTGTAGCTACAGCGGCTTCCATCAACGTAGTTAGATTTGCATTACTCTGTCCCATGTCTATCTCCCATACTAAAGGATGGTCTGCAATTATACCATTCATTACAAAATCAGGGTAATCTGCATGACTAAATGTAAATTTGTGTATCCGTGCTTCTAATAATTCTGAAGTTCCTACCCATTTTTTATAATCAATTGTCTGTTCAGTTATATCACCAGTACCACGTGTAGGAGCGGTTGCAAATTCTTCTGAACCCGATCTAAAAGTAAAACTATCTTCTCTCCAAGAACCACCTTTGTCGCCATCATTACTGTATAGTTCCCATTTATCTTCCCAACTGCCTCCTGTTATAGGTCTGTAAGTTCCATCTTCTGCTGTAAAAATAGCGATACATTTATAAAGTTTAGAATCAGTGCCAAGTACAAGATGAGCATATTCACAATCAACATCAACATCTTCAAGGTTACCACCATCTTTATCTGTGCAATGAATGTTGCAGGGGTATTGTTCTGTCAGAATATCACCAGCTGTATTTAAATGCGGCGTCGTTATATGATAAGCAGGGTCTTTTAATATTACTGTCTTATTCCCGTGTACATAAATATCATTTGTTCCGAAGCTTGTTACATTAGCATTTTCAATAATCACATCTCTGTAAGCCTCTATTCCAAACAGAGTATAATGACTGTGTATTCTAACAGCAGTATCTGGTGTCACCGAATAATATATTCCTCCATTATTGATATAGAACCGTTTAAGGATTAAATTATCAACAGTATCAGCAAATAAAATAACACAATAGTTATTACTACCTTCATAAATACTACAATAAATAGAATCACGGATATCTATAGTACCATCACGAAGCACGGTAAAATTACCACTTCTCCTCTTCATCATAGAAGCATACATTTTGAACACGGCTGTTGTTTGACCTTCGACTATTATATACCAATTACCACTCGAATATGTAGATATAAATGAACCATTAATGCCACCATCACCCTGTAATTCACCCATTTGAAATGTAGCTTCTGATTTAATTGTAGCATCTATATTGTCATCGACGTATATCATTTCGTTCTTGGTTACAAAATAAGACGATGCACTGCCATCACCGAAAGTAACATCATCAAGTATTTCATACATTGCATCAGCAACATGTTCGGTCATGTATGCACTAACTTTAGCTGTGCCACCACCATCTATAGGAACATCACCGTCGCCACCGGAAGAACCGCCTCCATCATCCCAGTCCCATACATCGTTCCAAGTAACTGGGTCTCCAGAAGTACCGTCTGCTATTTCAAGTTGACCACTGGCATTTATTGTAAGTGTTGGAGCAGCCATCTATTATTCTCCAAACGAGAAAGTTACGTCTCCACAATTTTCACAGGTAATAGAGATTGACCCGCAATACGGACAACTGTTCTCTATGTTGTAGTTAAGCCTCTGACCACATTTCACACAGAGCGTTATAATCAAATCGACCATCTTCTCATTCTTGGCTCCTTCTTTGTATTTACCAAGCTTGCCTTGTCTTTGTTTCATTATGACCTCCAATCAAGCAACTCAGTTATCGCAGCATTTTCAAAAGCAGTCTGTGCATCTTTGGATACATTCCAAGCAGCAATAAGAGCTTGTTTAATCTCAGTATCAATAGTATCAAACGAGCCACTGTCCACTACTGCTTGAATCCCTGTGTTAGTTTCAATAACAACACTGCGAAGGTTTTGCAACAATGCTCTTGCATGTTGTGCTTTCTGTCGTTGACCAAGTTCCTGACTCAACAATGTTATTTTATCTGCTAATGCCATTTTATTATTCCTTACTAGAGTAGCGTTCTTTTAATTTTTTCTGTATCTCTTCGGCCATCTCATCAGACATTGAAGTCTCAAAGGAAGTTACAAGGCTTTCAACTGATTTTAAATCAGGCAACAACTTCTTCATTAAAGAGGTCATTAAAGCGGGATTATCGTAGGCTTGCATTACAAAAGTATCAAGTATCTTCTTTCTAATTTTCTTACCTGATTTGCTCTTAGCATTTTCAATCTTATTAATGGCCTTGAAAAGATCTACAATAGAATAACGGTTCAGACTTCCTTTTGTTCTGCCATTAAGATTGCCAGATACTCCCTTTGGAAAACGGCTAGGCTCGCCTTTCTTAGGTTTATATATTATTCTTCCTTTTGAATCTCGTACTGCCATTGTTTTATATATCCTGATAAAACTTAACTTTGTATCATTTTGTTAAAAACAAAGAAATTAACTATCACACCGATAGATAATACGATAAGAACATGGAAGGGGTCGATACTTTTTTCGACCATTTTTATGCGATTGATAGCCTCTGGGAGGGAGGTGTATAGGAGAGGAGGTAGGCAGAGTACTCGACCATCGGGAATCTTTTAGACTGTTTGTATCTAATTGTCTATGATTC